TCATATAGCTAGATTTAGCTGATCACGGCCACGGTGAGAAGCCGGAAAGGCATCGTGTGGAATAAAGTCATCCGGAAGCGAAGGCTCTCCTTTGTTCTGCTTTGAGGTGAACTTTTCGAAAGCTTCCATAGTGCTAAAGCACAGACCGCACGCCAGATTATTACACTGGTAATATTTACGCCGGACGGTGTTGGTGTCATTCATTTTAGCGCTGGTACGGATACGGGATGACGCTCCGCAAATAGGACATCTGAACATAATGGCTCCCCCACGGGAGTTGAACTCCCGGCCATTGTATTCTGCTTATTCCGTTTCGGCTATCCATTCGGGAATTTTGGCTTCCAGCTCCAGCTGCGTGGTAAATCCGCCGCTGTCGTCAATCACATGCTCCGCTTTTGCAATTATCCAGTCCTGGTTGTCTATTTCCGCTTTAAACCCCGACACGGTACCGTGCATTTCCGGGTAGAGGTCAGCGCGTCCGCGCGCCAGTGTAATGGAGAATTCCGCCGCTCCCCGCTGGAGCTGCTGCCACTTAGCCGCAGCGGCGCGCTTTGCTGCCTCTTCATTCTGGTAAGTTTTCCTCAGGACGTACACGTTACCTTCGGCTCCCTCCATGTAGTCGCCTTCGCGGCTGCTGCTTTTCTCTTTTTTTGACGTTGCGGGCTTGCGGCGGCGTTTAACGCTGACTTTCTTTTTTTTGCCGAAGTTCAGATCCAGCCAGTACGCCTTTACGCCTGTATAGGCCTGCCTGTCTGAAATGCGGAACCGGTGTCTGTCGCCGTGGCTGCGGGTCAGGGAGAAAGAGGGTAGCGCTTTGCCGTCTGCGGTGACGCCGCCGCCCGGCAGAATGAATAACAGGCTGCCGTTCTTGACTGTGGCGATAGCGCCCAGCATGTCGGCCATGCGGGTGAGAAATGACATATCGCTTTCATCAGTCTGGTCGGCGTGGTCGATTTCGATATCCATCAGCATTTCGCTTATCTGCGCCTTCAGTCCGTAGCGGTGAGCGATGGCAGACACGACGCGCTCGACGGTCACATCATGCCAGGACACTTCACGCTTAACGTTGAACTCAGCGCGAAAATCGGCACTGCTGGCCGTGATATCAAGGCGGTCAGGCGGGCCTTTGTGTGAGATCTCGTCAACGATATATAGCCCCTTGTAAATCAGGGCTTCACCTTTCCATCCCATCGATACGGCAAGCTTCGTGCCGCGCTTTGGGAGCTGTACTTCGCCGTCAGTATCGTCCACGCAGATAACAACCTGATCAGCCTCAAAACCCCGGTTATCGGTCATTGAGACAGACATTACCCGCCTGTTCAGATCATTCAGTTCGTCCTGGCCTGTGGTGATACTGAAATCCGGCACTTTCACTGCATCATTCAGGGTGTCCATGTAGCTGTTAATTTTTAGTGTGATGGCGTCTGTGGGTGTCATGTGTTCTGGCCCTCCGTTGCCCGAAGGATCACACGTGCGCGCGGGAAGCCGTAACCCTTTTTTGTTGTCGCAGTACGGGAAGAACGCGGGTTTAGTGCTATGGCGGGGAAGATGGCGGATTATCACGGGGAACCTCAACAACCGCAACGGTGGAAAACATGAGTGAACAACGTTTTCACGGTGCGCGCATCAGGGAAAACACTGACCTGGTCACGGCCATTAATGACATTGATTCCAGTGTCATTGGGATTGTTGCCGTGGCTGATGATGCTGATGCGGGTACTTTCCCTTTGAATAAGCCCGTTTTGTTTAACCGGGTTAATGATGTGCTCGGCAAAACTGGTAAAACCGGCACGTTGTATAAATCCCTCAAGGCCATAGCCGATCAGGTCAGTACGAAAGTGATTGTTGTACGCGTCCCTGCTGCAAAGGAGGGCGACGGCGAGAAGACGCAATCACAGCTTGTGATTGGCGGAACGGAGGCGGACGGCAGTTATACGGGAATGTATGCGCTGCTGGTTGCTGAACAGGATGAACATATCGGCTACCGTCCGCGCATTCTGGCGGCACCTGATCTCGATACCAAAGAGGTGACGTCTTCCCTGTGTGTGATTGCTGAGAAGCTGCGGGCGTTTGTGTATGCCGGATGCAACGGTTGCGCCACGATGGCGGAGGCCATCGCGTACCGGGCTGATTTTGCCTACCGCGAACTGATGCTTATCTGGCCTGACTTTATCGCTTATAACCCTGAGTCCGGCCAGAATGAAGTTTTTCCGGCCCCGGCGTATGCGTGCGGCCTGCGGGCGCTGATTGATAACGAGCAGGGATGGCATAAGTCGCTGTCTAACGTGCCGGTGAAAAACGTGCTGGGGATTTCAAAACAAGTGTTCTGGTCGCTTCAGGCTGAGGATAGCGACGCTAACGCGCTTAACAACAAGGAGATCACCACGCTGATTAAGCGTAACGGTTTCCGGTTCTGGGGCGACCGCTCAACGGATACCAACGCCTATATCTTTGAGGTGTATACGCGTACCGCGCAAGTACTGGCTGACACTATCGCAGAAGCGCAATTTGAGGCGATAGACGAGCCGCTGACGCCAGTTAACGCTAAGGATGTACTGAGCGGCATACGGGCGAAACTGAGCGCGCTGGTGACGTCAGGGCGGCTTATCGGGGCGTCATGCTGGTATGACGTGGTGGATAACAGCACGACGGAGCTACGACAGGGACGCGTGCGTATTCGCTACAAATATACGCCGGTTCCGCCACTGGAAGATCTGACACTGTACCAGACGTTCACGGATGAATTTTTCGGGCCTGCATTTGCGTCTTTGGGAGGTGTGTAAATGTCTGTTCCACATAAAATCCAGTTTTTTACCTGTTTTATTGACGGGGAAAACGAGATCGGCAAAGTGACGTCGCTCACCCTGCCAAAAGTGACGCGCAAGACCGAAAACTATCGCGGCGGCGGCATGATGGGGTCAGTTGCGGTTGATCTTGGCCTTGATGATGGCGCGCTGGATGCCACCGCCGTTTTTGGCGGCTTTATGCCAGGCGTTATCAGGAAGTACGGCGGCGACATCGACGAGCTGAAACTGCGCTTTGTGGGGTATCTGTACACCAGTGGCGACAGTCGCGTGTGTGAGATTGAGATGCGCGGGCGAATTACTGAAATTGATATGGGTGAGGTCAAACAGGGTGAGGATACCTCGCATACCTACGCCATCAAAAACACCTATTACAAGCTGTCTGTTGATGACCAGGAACTTATCGAAATTGATAACCTGAATTTCATCTACAAAAAAGACGGCAAGAACATGATCCCCGATCGCGCCCGTTCTGCGCTGGGTATGAACTGATTAATTTAACGGCGGTACCGTGTGCCGCCCGGAGAAATGACAATGAAAAAAGAATCTGCTGAATATGGCGTTGACGTCACCAATGAAGCCACTGCCCCGGTGAAGGGGGTTACGCTGGCCCAGCCGGTTGTACGCGGGGATGAAACGATTACGTATGTTGAGATTGGTGACGCTATCAGGCAATCAGGCTCACTGCGCGGACTGTCGCTGTCAGACGTGCTCAATATGAAAACGGATACCCTGGTGACGCTGTTTGCGCGTGTGACGTCTCCACGCCTGAAGGAAAGCGAGATCAGATCGCTTGCGACGTCTGATTTTATCGCGCTGTCCACGGCCATCGTCCCTTTTTTGACGCCTACGGCCTCTGGAGTACCGAGCGGGGCGGAGACGGACGACTAATCACGGTAGTTAAGTTTGACCGGATTGAAGATCTGGTTGCTGATATCGCCGTTGTTTTTAACTGGCCGCCTGCTGAAATCTTCATGATGAATCCGGGAGAAGTGGTGGCCTGGCGTGAGCGGGCGGCGCTCAGAAGTGGTGCCCGCGACAATGAAAAATCTTGATATCCGCGTTTCTTTCAGCGCGATTGATAAGCTCACCCGTCCTGTAGAGACTGCCCGCCAAAGTGTGGGCGGTCTTGCTGATTCCCTCAAAAAAACCCAGACCGATATTAAAACGCTTGGCACGCAGTCCAGGGCGTTTTCCCGTCTGCGCGAGAACTTCACTAAAACGACTGAAAAAATTCAGAAGACGCAGCGCGAGCTTAACGGTCTGAGGCAGTCACAACAGGCGGGCAACGCCATGACTGACAAACAGCGTGAGCATATCGCGCAACTGGCGGCAAAACTTGACCGCCTGAATGAGGTGCGCACCCGCGAGAAAGAGAAGCTGCGGGAAGCCAGCCGCGAGATGGTGAAACACGGAATAACGCTTTCAGGCAGTGACCGGACTATTCAAAGCGCCATACGGCGTACTGAGCAGTACAACCAGACGCTGGAGCATGAGCGGCAGATGCTGGCGCGCGTGGCAAAGGCGCGGGCGCAATATGACCGTATGCAACAGGTCGCCGGAAGACTGCGCGGGGGCGGTACTGTTGCGCTGGGGGCGGCTACCGCTGCCGGTTATGGTGCCGGGCATTTTCTGGCGCCTGCTGTGAGTTTCGATCGGGAGGTCGCTCGCGTGGGGGCGCTTACCCGTCTGGATAAGTCCGATCCGCAGTTTACTGCGCTGCGTGAACAGGCTAAAAAGTTGGGCGCGGAAACGCAATTCACCTCAAGGGATGCCGCCAGCGGTCAGGCGTTTCTGGCAATGGCCGGTTTTACCCCGCAGGCCATACAGGCTGCGTTGCCCGGCGTGCTGAATATGGCGCTGGCAGGCGGCATGGATTTAGGCGAAAGCGCCGATATTGGGTCAAATATTCTTTCGCAATTCCACCTCGATCCCAAAGAGATGGATCGGGTCAGTGACGTACTGACCGCCGCATTTACCCGCACCAACACCGATTTGACCAACATTGGCGAAGCGATGAAATATGCCGGTACGGGTATGGCCGGTCTTGGTGTCAGTGTGGAACAGACAACCGCCATGATTGGCGTGATGGCAAACGTGGGGCTGCGCGGCAGTATCGCCGGTACAGGACTGCAAACCACGTTTTCACGCCTGGCCGCGCCAACGGGTAAAGCCGCCAGTGCCCTGAAAGAGTTAGGGGTTAACGTTGCCGACGCAACCGGAAAAATGCGACCGGCTGAAGTGGTGCTGGCTGATATTTATAAAGCTGTCCATAAGTACGGCGACGTCGATCAACTGTCTTTCTTTAAAGATATTGCCGGGGAAGAAGCCGCCAAATCTTTCCAGGCGCTGGTTCAGTCTGCGGGCAGTGGTGAACTGCAAAAATTACTCGGAGAACTGAAGAAGGCGCAGGGGGAATCTGCGACGGTCGCCAGAAAGATGGCTGATAACCTCGACGGCGATTTAAAGAATCTGGATAGCGCGTGGGAAGGGTTCCGTATTCAGATTGAAGAGCTGGTTGACGGGCCATTACGTGGACTGGTTCAGGGGATCAGTAACGTTGTTGGCGCGATGACGACGTGGGCGCGGGAAAACCCCGGACTGACGAAGGCGCTGTTGACTGTCGGCGGTAGTGCGCTGGCCGTTACCGCGATTACTGGCGGGCTGTCGCTGGCTATCGGGTTGTTGCTGGGGCCAGTGGCAAAACTGAAACTTGGCTTCGCGTTACTGACTGGTACTAAAGGGCTTGGGCGCGCCATTCCGCTCTTTACTCAGTTGCGGGCGGTTATTGGCGGCCCGATGGGGAGTGTTAAGGGTTGGTCTGCTGTCTTCTCGTCAGTGACGTCCGGGGCGGGAAGGTTGTCGGGAGTTCTTGGGCCACTGCGGGGGATGCTGCTGTCTGTTTTCACTTCACCACGGGCGGCGGTTTTTTCTCTTCTTCGCGGGGTTGCCGGGCTTGTTCTGCGACTGTCCGGGCTTCCGACACTGTGGGGTGTGATTACCGGCGCTGTGTCCATGCTTGGCGGCGCGATTTCGCTGTTACTGAGTCCGATCGGGCTTATCGGGGCGGCATTCGTGGCGGCGGGTCTGCTCATCTGGCGCTTCTGGGAACCTATTAAAGCGTTTTTTACCGGGTTTTTTGCCGGGGTGTGGGAGGCGCTAACGCCGCTACGGGAAGCGTTTTCTGCGTTATCGCCGGTGTTTGATTCGATTAGTAACGGGATCAAATCCGTCCGGGACTGGTTTACACGCCTGCTGGAACCGGCCACCACGTCAAAAGAGACGCTGGAAAAATGCACCAGTGCCGGAAAAACTTTCGGTAAGGTAGTAGGGAGTTTTATTCAGACGCTGGTTCTTGGCCCGATGACGTTGCTACTTGATTCGCTTGGCTGGGTACTTGAGAAGCTGGGGCTTATTCCTGACGGTATTGAGCGCGCCCGTCAGAAAGCGGAAGAACTAAAGCGCAACGAGCTGCTTGATACCAAAGTTTCTCTTCTTGTGGGCGATCTGGCAAAAGTCGCACCAAAAAAAGTCGATACAGGAACCACAACACCGCCCGGCACAGATAAGCCGTTGACGCCTGATCAGGGTACGCTTCGCCGGTTAAGTAATATCGCTGACAACACGAAGGCTACCGCCGATAACACGAAACGCATCGGCCCCGGCGATATTGTCTTTAAAAACCTGCCGCGTGCGCTGGCCGTTCGTGGCGCATGGCAGGAATCACGGCTTGCCGGTTCGACTGTCACCGTCGCCCCTGAGCTCGCCCCGGTGGTGGCTGCCGCATCCCGTCCAGTTGTTGAGGCGATACGTCGTCCGGTTGGCGGGAATGGTGGGCGCACCGCTGCGGCGGCTGGGTTTGATGGTGAAATTCACGTTCACCTGCATAACGTGGTGACGCAGAACCCCCGCGAACTGGCGAGAATGGTTGGAGAAGCGGTGAAAGCTGAAATGAATAAATTAGCCCGAACCGGGCGCGCCAGCTTCCTGGACAGTGATTAAGTGAGGTGACGTTATGATGATGGTTTACGGTATGTTTGTTTTTGAGCTGAAGACGCTTCCACATCAACAACTACAACAACACAAGACCTGGCGGCACGTTAAAAACGAGCGCATTAACCGATCTGCAAGCTGGCAGTACATCGGCGCGGGAGATGATCAGATCACGCTTTCCGGGGTTCTCTACCCGGAAATTACGGGCGGTGAGGTGTCTCTTTCGGTGCTGACCACGCAGGCCTACACGGGGCGACCGTGGCCCCTGATTGATGGTGTGGGGCAAATTTACGGCATGTATGTCATCACCGGGCTGCAAACGACCCGATCGGAACTCGACCGCTATGGGAAGGCAAAAAAGATTGAGTTTTCGATAAGCTTTCAGCGGTGCGATGAAGATATGCGGGAGCGGCTACAGTCCTCTTCTGTCAGTGATTTACTGAACGGTCTGAAGGATAAAGCCAGCGCGGCGTATGATTCAGTAAACGGCGCGATTTCCGGACTTTTATAGGGTTGCAGGTCGTAGAACTACTGCTACGGCCAGCTCTGGTTTACGCCGCCCGTTGGCGGTTAAAGTGGTTAACAACTGGTTTAAATAATTAGTGCGCCACTGGTTAAAAATCAGTGGCACGGCCTTGTCAGACTGGTTGTTCCGGCCAGTCTGGATTTGAGGTATCCACCCGGTTTACCAGTACCCTGTATTTTTTCCACTCGGCGAGCTGGTTTTTCTCTTCATCTGTTGCGAGTCCAAGATCAACCGCATCCTGAAGCGGCGCGATTTTTTCAGATGCCATTTGCAAAAGACGGCTTTTGGTCCCTTCAGCTTCACGAAGTCTGGCCGCTGTTTCCGCAGCTTCATCCTTCACCCACGCCTTACCATCCCATTTCTGGTATTCACCGTCTGGTGAAACCGAAGTGACATTTTCAGGTAGCGGGCCGGGATCGGAGATATAAACCTGATTACCGGTTGTTATATCGTAAACCGTCTCGCCGCGGTGGTCTTCATGCAGGCTCCACGTTTCGGTTTCAGCGTCAAATATCGCAATATAGCTGGCCGGAATTTCAGGAGGGGCGATATCAGTACAGTTTGCCGGTAGTCCTGTGTGCGGCGGAATATACGCATCGCCCGCGCCAATAAATTCGTTTGTATCTGAACGCAGATTATAAATTTTAATTGTCTGTGGGGTGTCGCTCATTTTAAACGTCATTTTTTACTCCGGATAAATATTCTGGATTCAGGTGATTAGCATGAGAATTGGGGGCGAGGGAAACGGCATGACTATGCGTACCAATAGAAATATTATCAACCTGATGGCGGGGACTGATACAGGTGTTACCTGATTTTTTGCAATACGTTCTGTAATCACCAAAACCGATATATTCCGTTCTGGCGTTCGGACAAAGCGCCTTTGACGGACAGTATGCCGTTGTGCTGAATACAGCATCATGGCGGGCGCTGGCGTATTGCCAGTTAATTTCCGAGGCACAGTTAATAAAACCATCCCACGCCAGCTTCATTTGCCGGGCGACACTGTCCGGAGATACCTGACCACACCCGGCCCCCATCGCAGGGAATACCACTGATTTAATTTTCCTGCCTTCCCCGGCGCTTTTATTGTGCTGAAATATCGCTAATAACGCTGCACGTGTTGCATTATAAACCGCGTCGGTGCCGTCGATTATCAGCGGAACGCGCATCGTCGGGGCATGAACCAGCCACGGATGCTGACTGTTACCCGTTTCAATAACAAAGGCGCTGCCGACGGGCTGTTCTCCCAGATATTCACGGATGATATTTTGCTGTACACGTTCCTGTAACTGCGGCCCGAAATATGCCGTAATAGCAGCATCCACACCACCATCCATAAGACCAAAGCTGTTGGCTGCACTGACCATGCAGTCAAATTCCGGTATGGTTTCAAACGGTCCGGGGATAATTTCCACATTTTCGGTATTCTGAAAAGAATGTTCAAAAGCCGCAGCCATTGCTGGCACGGGTGCTGAAAGAATTAATTTAATCATGCCAGCCTCACAATATAGTTAAACGCGATATTCTTCACTGTGGTTTCCGCATTACCGTCTGCGTCCACAATAACGACGTGTCCGTGTGGACCTATATACATCGTGTGCTCGTGTCCTCCGATATAAACTGTATGCGCATGGTCGCCAGCGGCCTGTGTCCACGCACCACCTCCAGGCTGAAATGAGGTGTGATTGGAATCTCCCCAGTATGAATTGATATAACCGCCGAACTGGTGAGTATGGTTGCCCGTGGTATTGGTCGATTTCGTACCGTAATCAAATGACGACGTGCCTTTCGTTCCCAGATCGGTATCCAGCGCCCGCGCGCCGTGGCTGTGCGATTTGTTACCGTCCATTTCCTGAGACAGTACAGCCCGCCCGCTGGCGGGCTTACCTTTGATTGTCCAGCCTCGCATGTCAGGGATGACACCGGACGGATACGCTATAGCCAGTAATGGGTAAGCAGATTTATCAAATGCTTGCCCCTGCATCAGGGCGTAACCGGCTGGGGTAGCATCAGACGGCCATGCTATCGCCGCCCCTACTGGATGCGAATCCGGAGGTGGGTTTAGTGTGGTGTAGAGCATTGCCCATTCTGACCACTCAGCCTCGGCGTTATCTCTGTGGCTGCGAATATATGCAGGCGCAGGAGCACCATTAACCCCGCTCCAGCCAATGAGGATTTCCCCATCACCGGTTCCGGTCAGACGCAAAATATTTCCGTATTGCGTTGGATAACCGTTATTGTAAACCTCGCCCATTATCAGGCCACTATCGCTGCCTCTTGTCGTACCAGTCAGTGCCGGAAGCGCGCCGCGTGATGCCAGTCTGTTCGCTGCAACAGCCGTACCGTTGGCAGGAAGCGCTCCGATATTTTGTACAAACAGCGGCTTATTCGGGATATCTGCGCCGTTCTGGTCTTTTTGCATTGCGCCAGTGATGCGACTGTCGTCACCTGCGGCTACGGTGCCTTGTGTAGTACCAACATTGAGGGTGGCGCTGTTACCGAGCTGGAGGGACTGACGGGCCAGCGGGATATTTGTCAGGTCAGCCAGGTTGCGCTCTTTGGCAAGGCGTGCGCTGGCGTTGTCCATCGCGATTTTGACCGCTTTTGGCGTGGCGGCCATTGTTTCGTCTATGCTGGCAACGCCGCTGTAGAGTTTTGTGAAGCCCTTCTCGGTCAGGGTGGCGTCAGGATGGTTGCGTGATTTTTCGTGTTCTTCCAGGCTGTTATCAACGTACTCATTAGTAGCCATTATCGTCGTTGAGTCGATGGTGATATTCACGATCGAGGTATCACTGACAATCAGCGTCATACGTACCGTTTGCGCGCGCCCCGATCCCTGTTCCAGTAATGGCTTTTCGCTTGCTGGCAGGCTACAGATGGCAACCAGTTTATTAAATTCGTCGTAGATCCCCGCTTCGCGTACCCAGAACCCGCCCACTTCTGCCGGGATCAACAGCTCCACAATGATGATGTTCGGGTGCTTTTTATCCACGGTAACTGAGTTAACAGCGGCACGCCAGACTTCGTTAACCAGTGCGGTGCTGGTTGTATCCGGGTTGGTGGGGTTGCCGCCGCCATCACCTACAGCCATCTGAGTCAACGTGAGTTTTGTTCCGCCTGGTGACATGGCGGCAATCAGCCTTTGTTTGCCGTAGTCGGTAATTATTGTTTTAAATTTCGGGAATGCAGGCATGTGTTCTACTCCGCATAACTGGTGATGATGTCGCCAGTGTAAGAGGCGCCGCCCGTAAATATTTCGCCGGGGGCTTCAAGTATGATATTCAGTCCCACCAGATGGCGGCTTACTGGTCTGGCGTCGGCTATCAGGCGTTCCATTTCGTAGTAGGTGTCGGCGTCTATACCGTCTTCTGATGCGCCAATCTCCAGACGGAAGGTTCCGGGAGTGCCGTTCTCCTGCCACCATTCGACAACCCTGATTAAATAGCCAAAGGGTTCAACAACATTACGAAGCGCGCGTATGGTGCCCTTTTTCTGGTGAATCTCCCATGAGGCTTTTATCGTCTTTCGCTTCGTCTCTTCCGGCCAGTTTTTGTCCCATCTGTCCACGGACAGCGCCCACGCCAGATAGGGCAAAAGGGCGACCGGGCATTCGTCAGAGTTCCACAGCTTTCGGAGGTCGACGGGGATAGCATCAAGCCGCGTCGAGGCCTGTTCAGTGCTTCGCATAAAGCCACTGGCAGACGGTGGAAGAAGGTCATTATTCATCGGTCCCACCTTTCTCAATAGTGACGGTTACGCACCTTGCCGCCTGGGTGTCGTTGATAACGATATCCGTTGCAGGTTCCGTCAGTTCGACGCGCTGAACCCCCTGAACATGCAGCGCCGCCATAATGGCCGAGCGTGCAACATCGCGGCCTATTTTTCCCTGAAGTGCTATCCATGTCTGTAGTGCGTCATGCGCGGCGTTCTGTATGGGCTCCGATTCAGGGCCAGGATAAAAAAAGAGTTTTGCGTTGATGTTGTAATTGACTATCTCCGCGCTTTGCACCGTCAGCCTGTCGCCTATGGGGCGGCGGTCTTCGGCGGAAAGTGCATCTGTTACGGTCGCCAGTAATTCAGGCGTGGCGGTGCCGTCGCCCTCTGTTGACAAAACAGAAAGAACGACAACGGCTGGAGACGGGCTGGTCGCTTTGGCGTCTGCTACTTTGCCGCTGGCGCTTCTGGCAAAGTATTCATAAGCGCCTGACGGCCCTGCAACGCTTAAACCATCAAAAGCCGCCTGTGCGCGCATACGCAGCGCCGTGTCGCTTTCCATCACGGCGTTGGTGGTGTCCGTTGCGGGAGTAATCACTAATCGCTCTGTGTCCATATTCCCGGCGATATTATCCAGATCGGTTGCGACTGAATGACTGAGCATACAGGCCGCTGCGCCATCGTTTATGCGCTGCCTCAACAGCAACTCGCGCCATGCGAAGGCCTGCGCGATGATGTTCAGCGGTTCAGATTCCAGTTCCAGCGCAGCGGCAACGGCGGTGCGGACTTCTTCCGGGAACTTGCTTATCATGAACTGCTTTATCTCCGCCAGAATCACTTCAAAATCCAGCGCCTCAATAATGGCCGGTTGCGGAAGCTGTGACAGGTCAACGGTTGGCATTATTGCCCCCTCTCAACGGTATTGTTCGCTGTGCCGGTTGCATGGTTTCGGTGATAGTGCCTGACAGTTCCGCTTCGGCGCGTCCGTCTTTCAGCCAGCGAATATCAATGGTGTTTAGCGCAATTCTTGGCTCCCATCGGGTAAGCGCAATGACCGCCGCGCTCATGCACTGAAGGCGGGTTGTCTGGTTTTGCGGCGAGTCAATCAAATCCGGGATCAGACTGCCGTAATCGCGGCGCATGACGCGGCTGGCTAGCGGCGTTAACAGAATGTCGTTAACCGAGTTCCATAGCTGATCGGTATCGTTCAGTGTTCCGGTGCCGTTCGGATTCATGCCTGTGTAACGTGCGGTCATCTTATCCCCTTTGTCCAGCTATCGCCCGGCTTAACTCCGCCGTGACCGTGGTTGTCAACCTGTACGCCGTTTGAAGTGAAGCTGCCGCCGCTGTGTTCAACGCTCCCGGTCATTTTCCCGCCCTGAGTGATTTCAAACGTGGCGGCTTTCAGGTGCTGCGTACATTCCACAACGGGGGTTTTTAGCGTCACACTGACTGACGCCTCAAGGTTTGCGGTCTTCATACCCGTAGCGGATAGCGCGCCAGCGTCGGCGTCATAGCGAATAACGGCCCCGTCCGGGGCGGTGATAACCATCTCTTTCAGGCTGCTACCCGGCGCCGGGTGATCGTTGCTGTACAGGCTGCCGATAACCATCGCTGTTTCCGGGTTTCCGCCGATGCAGGCGATCAACACCTGCTCGCCGATGGCGGGCGGTATCCAGATTTTGAATGCGCCCGCGCGGGCCACGTTCCAGCGCAGCCAGTCGGTTTTCAGTTCGCCGCTTTGCACACGCACGCACCCTGTGCTGGCATCAGTCGCAAAAACAACGCCGGTGCGAATGATATTCCCTGTCAGGCGCATTAGTTCGGTCATCCCGGCATTCATTTCCCGGCACTCCCCAGACTGTTAATCACGGCGTTATAAATCAGGCGCTCGTCCGCTGCGGAGATCCCCAGCAATTCACGCTGCGGGTACTTCGCTATGACGCCCGGCCCCACCTGATCCCGTAGTCCGTACTGGTGTACGCGGGCAATACGTGCCGCCACGCCGCTGTAACCGATACTGACGCCCTGCTGGTCGGGGTACATTTTCAGGTAACGCAACGTCCGAAGGCGCTCAAACATGGGCGCTTTTTTGGTGCTGTCACGGCGTAACGATCGGGTGTGAATCGCAAGATAACGCTCAATGTCGCTGCGGTAGAACGTGCGAATGTCGTTGCGGTCGGTATCGTATCCGGTAATCGTGCGCCCGTACTTTCCCCGTCCGCCGTGCCAGTTTTTCAGCTCCCTGACTTCGCCATTCCAGATAAATTTAATGCCCTGTTGCGAACGGGTTATACGGCGCTTACGCTGCGGCCACGCCGAACCATCAGGGTTCTTCTGGCTGCGTATGCGGCGCTGCTGGCTGCGGCGTACTTCCTGGCCTACCGTCCTTGCAGTTCTCGCTATTCCGGCAGAAGACAGGCCGGAAAGGATATCGCTGAATATGGTGTCCAGTTCGTGGGTCAGTTTGCTCACTGGCTACCTCCCGCGTCCGCTGTGAAGGATTCATCAATAAAAACGCTGCTCCAGTCACCCCCGGTCAAAAAGTCCGGCATACGTGGCTCCGGCAGGTATTCCCATGACAGATCCCCGTTTTCATTGCGTGAGACGTTCACGCGCTCAAAGAGGGGGAACTCAAAAAGAATGTCGGCGCTGTCGTCGTCATTAATGGCGGTTGAGAATTTAAACGCTTTATTTTTTTCCGGGTTCATCAGCAAATCCCGCTGGTTGAACCACAGCCAGCGCATGACCGGAATGGTGAAATCGTTAATATCGCCAGTGAAGTCCATCACAAACAGAATCACGGTGTAATCGTAGGCAAATGACGGCGTATCACCTGAAAAGCAAATATGGCCGCTGTCCACAAAAACCGTCATTTTGTCAGGATTAGCCCGGCTCCAGCGGTTATGGCGTGTCACGGCATCACGAAGCGAGTTAATTTTTTCCATGATCAGCCTTCCGTTTAGTACATTGTTCGGTGATGTACTGTTGCAGGCCGTTCACCTGTGCTGTAACGGCTCTGGATTCGGTTCTGAGACGCTGATAATTCCGTTCAGCGTCCGGAGTAAGTCTGGCGGTGGCTGCATCAGTTGCGCCGGTGGCGGTGGTATCATGCGCGGCGGCGGGCATACAGACGGCGTGGAGCTGCAACCGGCGACGGCCAGAAGCAAGATCAGCGCGTAACTTTTCGGATTCGGCTTTTGCATCGGCTAATTCCTGTGTGTACTTCGCGTCAAGGGCGGCGTTCTGGCGCTGGCGTAGCGTCATATCACGGATAGTCTCGTTTGCCAGATTCAGGCTATGAGTGGCGGTATCGCGCTGGCTTTTGTACTTCACGGCGTTATCGTGATAGCGACTGGTAGTCCATGCCAGCGCTGCGGCTACTATCAGCAACGAGATTATTACGCCAGTCGTTACGCGGTTCATGCGGTCTTACTCCTGACCAAGAAACATCGCCCGCTCACGTCCACGACGCGGGGCAAGAATGGTCGGGTTACTGCCTGCACGGCTCCATTTCAGGAAAGCGTCAGCGGCGGCGGTGTAGTTACCGGCGTTCAGGTAGCGGCGAACGCCTGAACCAGTAAAGGCGTTTGCGCCGATATTGAAAATCAGGCTGCATAACGCGTCATACTGGTTCTGGTTCAGGGGAACCGTTACCCGTTCAGCAATGCAGCGCTCCACCCATGACAGATCATCGCGTAGCAGTCTGTCGGCAGTGTCCTGAGTGATGGTCATGTTCTTGCCAACCGCAACGCCGTCAACTCTGCCTGTGTGACCTGTGCCGATAGTCCATACGCCGCGCGAGTCGGTGTAGGCGGTTAGTTTGCAGCCTTCTTCGCGTTTAAGTGCGGCCAGTCCGCTGTCTGAAATCTTCATTCGTCATTTTTCCCTGCAAATTTCTTTGTCATGAAAACGCCGAGCGCCCTGATATGCTCAACGCCGATAAGCCCGATAGCCGCACCAATACCCACGCGCCAGTCTTCAGACAACCAGGCGGCAGGTACGGGCTTGATAATGGAGAATGCCGCCACTGCCAGAAGACAACACAACGGTACTTCCAGAAGCAGACGTCGCCAGCTTTTCCCTGTATAAAACACCCTGAGCGCCGCGACAGCGGCGGTCATTAACAGGCTGTCGAGTGGAATATCCCCCTGCAACCAGGCCTTCAAGTGCATAAGCCAGTCCTGCCAGGTGTGCGGATCGCCGTTCATACTCTTTTCCTGTCTCGTTTTCATGATGATCAGCCCCATAGCTGGATCATTTCCCGTTGTTTTTTCTTCTGCTGCTCAGGCAGTTCCACCTCCTGCCCGGCTTCCAGAAATACGCTGTTACTGAGTCCCGGATTGGCGGCTAATACCTGTTCTGTGACGCCCTGTGTGGTGCCGTAATGGCGAAAACAAAGCAAGTCCACGGTATCGCCCTGAAGCGCTTTGACTTTCATCAGACCAGCTCCACAAACAGGCGCTGAGTACCGCGAATATCAGCTATGGCCCAGCGCACATCGCGCCACAAATCGTCGGTCTGTACTTCCAGTGCGTCGGCTTTGCGGTCGCCTTTTTCGGTGGTGTCCACGTCGCGGGCGTTCTCAAGAATCAGGGCGCGGGCGGCTGAGTAAACCGCGCGGCGGTAGCGATACACCTTCACGCTCTCGCCGTTAAGCATTCTGGCCGGAACGTCAGCCAGCGTGCTGTAACCGGCTGATTCCTGAATGCCCCGCCAGTCGTCAAGCTGGTCAGTGACGTGCGCCACCGCTTCTGTGGTGACGAACTTCAGGCGTGATGTGGTCGTTCTGCCCGGTATTCGGCTGGCAAGGCGGAGATCGCGTAACAGGATCTCCGGCCAGAATGTCCCGGCAGTCACCTTTTCAGCGCCGTCGTCAACGTCGGTAACGTCCTTTTCTGCGCTGTTGACCTGTGGTTTTGCCACCATGCCCATACGAAACTCCTTAAAAACTAGGCGGTGGGCAACCGGTAAAAAGAATGACGTACATTCAGATCACCGGCGCGCCGCCTGTCGACGGGGGTCGAATTCGTTAATTATTTCTTTGCCGTCCTGCGGGTCGTTTTAGTCTTCCCGGCCGCGGGTTTTCGGGTGGCGGTTTTACGTACCGGCGCTTTTGTCGGCGCGTTATCTCTGGCGTCTTCCTGCGCGGCGTTCTGGTCTGTCGTCGCCGCTTCGTCGCGGGGCTCAGATGGCGACTTTTTCAGGGCGCGCGTCAGGGTGGCGATTTCGCGCTTAACTCCGGCGTTGGGGTTAAGATGCATGGCTTCACGCAACAGCTTCAGTGATAACGCCTGCGTTTGCGGGTCGGTTATCGCCCGGCGTGAGAATGCTCTTGTCTTACAAAGCTTGGCGCGTACCTCGTCCGGCATATCGCAGTCGTTCACTATGCCCTGAAGGGTGTCCAGCGGTGCGATATAAGCGGATAAATCGGCGTCCGGGTCGGTTCCCGCCAGTGTTAATAACGGGTTACAGATTTCTTCCGTGAGTACCGTCGCCGCGTCACGCCCGAAATTGTCCGGCAGACTGAGGTTGTGGCGTACCACGTATTCGCCGATGCGTAATGCCAGCGGGAGATCGCCACAGTCCACGGCCCACACCATCAGGGTGGTAATCACCTCATCCTGGCGTCCGTTATCGCTGTCCAGCGTCCCCTCGATCCAGCCCTCAAATTCAGGTAACAGTTCTTTTTTGGCGACGGCTTTTGCCGCTTTTGACTGGATACCTTTCAGCCGCGACTGCGCCAGGCGGAGGCGGTGAAGGATCTGTTCGTGCGCGGTACGTTCAACCAGCGTTTCTTCCCCGGTCTCAAGCCCTGCTCGGCGCGCCATGACCTGTTGAAAATGTTTCTGTGCCGGTGTCAGCATCTTTTTATCCTCCGTTATGGCGGGCGCACTGCGCCCGCGTCATACGTTATGCAGCTGCACCTGCATTAGTGGCGGATTCCGGCTCCGGCGCGAATTTCAGGTCTTCGATCAGGGCGCACTTGCCGTAGTCTTCCACCACGTAGGCGTCGTTCATCGACTGATAGGTCGCGATGCGGTTATATTCCGGCTCCTCGCGCATCAGGCGGCGCAGGCTCCCTTTCTGGAAGTAAATTGAAAGGTTACTGAAGGAGGTGATCAGCATCGCGTTATCCGGGAAGAACGGCGCGAAGTAGGTCGGCAGACCGCCAATCAGGTGAGACGCCACAATCAACTGACCGGCCATCAGTTCAGTGTTGGGGTTGCTCTGACTCATGGCGTTAATGAACGGCAGACGCAGCGAGTTAAAGAGGTTGCGTGATAACAGCACAACCAGATCGGGGGCGTCTTTGTACCATTCATCCAGCAACGAGGAGCGCGCATCCTGAACCAGTGCGTCCGGGTTGGCATAGTCCCCCTTAGCGATAACCTTGTTACCCATATCGCGGGTCGCAAGCGTCACACCCTTCATCACGCGCGCTGCTGCCTGTTTACGAATATGCTCAATCCAGCCGGTGTTAACGTCCTGAAGGCGCGGATTGGCGGCAAAATCGGAAACGAGCGCATGACTCGTACCGTTAAAGCCGATCATGATGCGGTCAAGCGCGATCTGAAGCGCAATCTGCTTACTGATACGGGTGGCGAAATCGGGATGGGCGTTCCAGGCGTCAAGCTGTGCGTAGCTGATGTAGGTGTCGTAGTTCACCTGCTCACAACGATAGCGGCGGGCGGCTAAATCGTAAGGTGTGATGGGGTTACGGCGTTTGGTGCCGTCGCTGCTGCTGTTGGTGCGGGCAATCGGGCCGGTGGTGTCAATAAGGACTTTCTCACCTTCCTGATCGGTAACACCGATAATGTTGATTTTTTGTGTCAGTTCTGTGCTGTTTTTCACAGCGTTTTCGAGACGCTGCTGAACAGCCGGATCAACGGCAAAGTTTTTTGCCAGTCCCGTTACCGGAAGACCATTAAGGCTTGCCTGATGCGCCATGTAGAGGTCAAGCTGGCTGCGGGTACTGGCTGAAAGTGCGTAATTCATCGCTTTATTCTCTCGCTTTAAAATCAGAAGTCGGGCATTTCTGCGGCGTTACCGCCCGTTGCGCGGAAACGGTCTTTTGTATCGCCGTCCTGGCTTGCCAGTTGGTCGCGTAGCGTGGTCAGTTCGGCGGTCAGTTTTTCGATGGTTTTGTGGTCGCTGTCGTGCTGGCGCGACATATCGTTAAAGCGATCGAGAAGGTCAGCGTGTGACTGCGCCACACCTTCCACCGCTTCCCGTACCTGGCTGAACTGCTCGCTGTCTGATTTACGTCCTTTGCCAACCAACTCCATGACACGGCTGAACCATTGTTTGCCTTCTTCGCTGCGCTGCTCTGCCAGTTCGATAATTTCAGCTTCCATCGCTTCGGTGAACATTGGCGCTTCGGTGTGCTGGTTATTGAACTTCATCACCTGTTCGCGTTGCTGTGCCGCGAATTTCAGACGTTCAGTACCCAGACTTGCAGGCGTGTCTGTCATTGCCAGTCCCACAATGTAGGGGTTGCCGTTCAGTGAAAATTGCGGGTGAAGTTCAATGCTGGAGTAGATTTTTTTGCCTTCGTCCGTGAGCTTCTTCATGCGGTCTGTCGGCTCAATTTCCGCATAGAGCGCGGTACGGCCAGACAATGGGCCTTCGGTGATATCTTCCGCACTCAGTGCTGTCACATCACCCATAGCGCAAAGGTCGCTGTTGGGAAAAGGGGAGGTGATGTGTTCCACGTTAACCCGCGCACCATACACCGTGGGATCGTAATTTTTCGCTGCTGCCTTCAGGTGCTCGCCACTGATTTCGCGTCCGTCAATGGTTGAACCGGAAACGGCGACACGGAATTTTTTGCGGGCTGGTTTGTTTGCGCTACCCATGCTGCTAATCCTGTCTGTGTTTGTGATGCAGCCATGATGACAAGGCGCAGGCACCTTCCTCAACGCGGTTTTGTTGTCGCCGGACGGGCAGAACTGAAAGGGTGTGAGAGAGGGATCGCGCGCGGGGTAATCTTCCCGGCATGAAGGGGAGACACGATGATTCAGGATGCTTTTGTACGGCTGCGGGCTAAACAACTTTACTGGCAGGGATACCCGCCAGCGGAAATCTCGCGGCTGATGGGGATAAGCCAGAACACGATCTACTCATGGAAAAAACGCGATGAATGGGACGAAACGCCGCCTGTTGCGCGCGTCACGCAGTCCATTGATGCCCGCCTTGTTCAGCTTACAGGAAAGCCCGATAAAACCGGGGGAGATTTTAAAGAGATTGACCTGCTCACGCGGCAACTGAAAAAGCTGAGTGACGGCCAGCCCACTGACGCGAACGGCACAAAAAAGCCACGCAAACGTAAACTGAAAAATCACTTCACCGAAGAGCAGATTATCGCGCTGCGGGAAAAAATCATGGGTTCGCTGGCCTGGCATCAACGCGGCTGGTATGAGCAGCGGCATCACCGCAACCGTATGATCCTGAAGTCCCGCCAGATTGGCGCAACCTGGTATTTTGCACGCGAGGCATTGCTTGATGCGCTGCGGGATGATGTGAAATACCCGTATCAGCGTAACCAAATCTTTTTGTCGGCATCCCGGCGCCAGGCGCACCAGTTCAAAGGCTTTATTCAACAGGCGGCGCTGGAAGTGGATGTTGAACTGAAAGGCGGCGACAAAATCATCCTGTCCAACGGGGCCGAGCTGCATTTTCTGGGGACGTCAGCGGCGACGGCGCAATCCTATACGGGCAACCTGAAATTCGATGAATTTTTCTGGGTCAGCAATTTTATCAATCTCCGCAAGGTTGCCGGGGCAATGGCAACACTGAAGGGGCTTACCCGTACCTATTTTTCCACCCCATCAGGCGAGACACATGAAGCCTATCCGTTCTGGACGGGAGACCGGTGGAATGAAAAGCGCCAGAAATCGAAACGCCAGGAGTTTGACGTGTCATGGAAGGCGCTTAACAGCGGTATTCTGTACCCGGACAAAACCTGGCGGCAGATTGTCACCCTGCAGGACGTTATCGATCACGGCTGGGAATATACAGACCTGGAAGAGATTCAGGATGAAAACAGCGAAGACGAGTTCCGCAATCTGTATATGTGCGAGTTTGTCCGCGACGGTGAGTCCGCCTTCAGCCTGAACTCGCTGATAGGCTGTGGCGTTGACGGCTACGACGACTGGCCGGACTGGAAGCCGTTTGCGCCACGGCCAGTGGGAAATCGTCCTGTCTGGGTGGGTTACGACGCCAACGGCAGTACCGGCAACGGCGACAGCGGCGCGCTGTGCGTGGTGGTGCCGCCCGCCGTACCCGGTGGCAGGTTTCGCACCATTGAGACAAGACAGGTGCGGGGGCTGGAGTTCGAAGAGCAGGCGCGGGTGATTGAGGATATTACCCTGAAATATAACGTTCAGCATATTGGCATTGATGTGACCGGCGGTAATGGCGATGCCGTGTATCAGATAGTGAAGAAGTTCTTCCCCGCTGCGGTTCCCTACAATTTCACTCTGGCATCAAAGCGCGCGCTGGTCATGAAAATGCTTCAGGTCATACGTGCCGGGCGATGGGAATATGACTGCGGCGATAAGGCGCTTGTGACGGCATTCAATGCGGTACGAAGAATCAAAACGCAGGCCGGATTTATCACCTACGACACGGACCGTTCGCGCGGTGTCAGTCACGGCGATCTGGCGTGGGCGAATATGCTCGCCATCATCAACGAACCGCTTGGCGATGAAGACGGCGCGGTCAAGAGTCTTGTTATGGAGTTCTGATGAGCAGAAAAAACCGGAAGAAAAGCTACAACAGGGGCGATGGGGTGGGTTTTGAACAGGCGCTTAAAAGCGATCCTGCGCTGAGTGCGTTTACATTTGACGGCCCTTACAGCGTCAGTGGTTTTGACCTGCTGGATAACATGTATTGTGCCGATAACGGGCGATGGTACGAAACGCCGGTTGATTTCGGCGGGCTGGCGCGCGCATCGCGGCAGACCTCATGGCATCAGTCTGCGCTGTACTTCAAACGCAATGCGCTCAATGGCTGTTTTATTCCGCATCGCCTGCTGAGTCGTCAGGCGTTTTCAGCGCTGGCGCTGGACTGGTTTGTGTTTGGTAATGCCTACGTTGAACGGCGTCGTAACCGTCTCGGCGGCACGCTGGAGCTACGCCACGCGCTGGCAAAATATACCCGTCGCGGCACTGATTTTGAGACTTACTGGTACACCGAACCCGGCAGGGATGATTATGCCTTCCGGCGCGGGGAGGTGTGCCACATCATTAATCCCGATATCAATCAGGAGATCTATGGAATGCCTGAATATATCGGGGCGCTGCTGTCGGCCAGTCTCTCACGTTCTGCGGATCAGTTTCGCAAATATTACTATGACAATGGCTCACACGCGGGCTGCATTATTCATATCGGATCATCCGCCGTTGACCGCGAAAGCATGGAAGCGCTGAAAAAAACGTTAACGGAATCGCGGGGCGGCGGCGCATTTAAAAACCTGCTGATCCAGACCACTGGCGGAGGTAAAGACGGGGTGCAGATCCTGCCATTCCAGCAAATCACCGCCAAAGATGAGTTTATGAATATCAAAGCGTCTTCACGTGATGATGTACTGGCGTCTCACCGCGTACCGCCGCAATTGCTGGGTGCCATGCCGGGCGAGAAGGGATCGTTTGGCGACATTGAGAAAGCAGCGCGCGTCTTCGCCATCAATGAACTTAATCCGGCAATGGAAGCCCTCAAATATATCAATGACTGGCTTGGCGAAGAGGTGGTACGGTTTAACCCTTACGCACTACTGGAACAGAACAATACCTGATATCTCCGACAGGTCAAACTGAACATGACCTGTCGCGTTATATACCATCAAATTTTTTCTCTATCCATGTCTGTTTTCTGCTTATTACCCTGGCGGATATCAGCACGTTAGCGGTCACGCCTTCCCTGAATCTCCCTTTAAAAATAACGCCTCAGCGCCATGCAGACGGGCGCACGTCTGAGCAATCGAATCACGCCAGCGCGTGCCAGTTCGTCGCACACAAAGGCGCTCACGCGACGATTTAGCCACATTCTCGCCGGGGTTGCCTTCCAGCCCCTGTTGCGTGGGCTGTTCCCCCGTCACCTGCGCGCGACATTTGCTTCGTTTTTTGTGCATTTGCCGATCCGGCGCCAGACCGCACCACCACAGGGCGGAAAGGGCATAAATTGCATCAAAAAAATTGTGCAAATTTGTGCACTATTGTGCAACTAAAGCAGGGGGAGGAAAAGCCGCTCGATTGACAGGAACGGCCCAAAAGATTGGATCACATGTATGCTGCCCGAACCGGAAGCCTGTCTTTAAAAGCCAGATAGTCATAAACAGGCCTGGTGAATGAAAGCAGACACCCGCAAACATCATCATGCTGTGCTGAACGCATCGCAAGTTTCAGCATTGAATCTGGTTTAGGATTTTCCTGTAATTGCTTATAAACAGCATCAAATCCCAACATTCTTACAGATAAAAGCAAAGCACTTTCAAAAGTCACGACACTATTGATCAAGCGAGAATGCACTGTTGCAATGATAGCTTGGTTGTCCATTACAGCCTGCAAACAACGCTTATCTCCGGTCATGAAGAGGGAGCCAGGGTTTTCCATACAGGAGGCCAAAAGCAATTGCTCACCAATATCAATGTGAGGAACCTTTCCAAGTTCGTTGAATAATTGCTCATTTGTGACCTCTGGTATTTCTTGCACACGATCAAGGAAATCAGCGACTTTTCTGTAAACCGTATCATTACCGCATAACTTCAACGCTTTTTCAGGTTTACGAGGGGATAACAACTTAAACCGCGCAGAGGGACTAACAAAAATATCATGCTCATCTTCATCAAGTATTTCAGGTAGATGCTTAAGCAAATCACACTGCGCAAGTTTCAAAATGACATCATTGTCTGATAAAACGATCACTACTTATGCCCCGCAGAGTGCAGTCAGTAACTCCAAATCATCATCGTTAATGGAATCTAGATCGATATCTTCCATAAGCAGCCGTTGAACGATTTCTTGATCCACTGGATTGCCCTTGCAAAGGTATTTAAGAGCATTCGTTGCAACGCCCCAGTGTTGCAGGCTAAATCCATAGTTCAAGACAACATGTGTCGGGTCTATGGAATTCTCTTCACCATAGGCTTTTGCAGCACGGGCAAGACGTTCAGCAGTCAAATACCGCCCTTTTGGCACAATCCTTAAAGATTCTTTTCCTGCCATCAATCCAAAGGCGTAGCTGTTAGCTTCTCCTTCAAGATCAGCCGTGGCTCCAGAATCAATTTTCCTGTCAACAAACACACCTTCGGCGCTTGCCTTCAGATGCCCTTTTGCTATGTGACCTAGTTCATGAGCAAGGTCGAAAAGCATAAAACCGTATTTTTTCGCCTGGGTTAGAATAATGACCGGACGACCGGCACACATAAGCGCCATGCCTGCCATTTTGCAGGCTTTCTGCGGGAAGTTCTTAATGTAGACGACAGGGATACCTGACATGTGGCAAAACCTGACCAAAGCAGGCAACGTCACGTAAGGTGATGTTTTTAACAACTGCGCACGTACAGAAGTCCAATCCAAATCAACATCAGGATCGTAATCTACACCGAAGTTACTCGAAGCAATTCGTGCTGCTGAATAGGCGATAGCAGTCGCCACAGTGAGATCGTCTTCACCCAGATCAACACGATGCTTAAAACGATGATGCCCATCGAAACAGAAGCTAACAGAACCTGAATCATCCTTGAGGCTTTCTGGCGCCAGGCTAAAGATACGAGCTAAATGCAAGCTGGCATACTGCTTACCAGCCGGGGTTTCAGCCAAGCTATCATCCCACCACTCTGGTAGTAGTGTTTTAATATAAGCTTGGTTAAAACCAGCATTGCTTATCTTTTCATATATACGACTCATTGGCTTTTGAATAGTCATGAGAGCCTCCGAAGCATTCCACGCTGTATGTAGCAGAAACTTTATTATTTATAGTTATGACACAAAAACGCGCACACTATAAGCAGAAAACGGCCAAAGTCATAACGATTTCGGTTGTTTTGTGGTGCGCTACATCTTCTTAGAACGGCTTACATCGGCTTAGTTCCATGGGTTACTGTGTTTACTCAGTTTCCCAAGTTCAGATTTTTACTGCCCCGCGTCAACCTCGTTAAGCGCCACCATGATCGCCAGCCTTTCAGCAGGAGGAAGGGCCGCATATTTTGCGCGCCAGCGCTCAACTTTGCGCTTAATACGGTGCCGATCGTTGTAGTCTTTCCCGGCAAACGTGTGGGTATACGCGCGCCCTTCCGGGTAATTCATCCAGATTTTTTCTGTTCGCACGCCGCCGCGCGTCATTGCCTGAAATTCTTTGCTGCGCCAGCCTGTTAAACTTTCGTCATAAAGCTGCGATGGATAGCCAGAAAGAATAACGGAAACGTTTTTCGGCAGGCTGACCAGGCAGGACAATAACCGCTCATGATCTGCAACAGAATATTCATAGCGATAGCGCGCGTTTCCGGTGCGGGTTTCATGCAGATACGGCGGATCGGCATAGATCAGGACGCGGCCCGCACGATAAAAATCATAATTGTTCAGGTAGTCCACCGCGTCAGCCCGAACCAGATCAATGTAAAGGCGATTATGCTCATGTGCGAAATCTTCAAGTGTTTGCCCGTCAACATCGATCCCTATATTGCACATCGCCGGTGGCTTACGCAGCATCACCGCCCCACCTCCCAGATGGGTTTCAATGTAGGTATCATGCGGGGGCATTTCAGCAATAATCTTCTGATAAACCCCGCTCGCCGCTTTACTTCCCAGATAGCTCATTCTCTTTCGTCCTCAGCTGGCACCGTCATTTCGAACAACCTGCAGCACTGTTAAAAATGACGGTTCTCGATGTATGGCCAACACTGCCGGAAATAGCGGTATTTGCCGGAATCCGGTACCACACCGTCAAAGCTGACCGTTCCGGCCATCGCGGTATTTCGGTACCACACTGTCAAAGCCGACCATGCCGATCGGCGCCCTACTTCCGCCCCGAAAACGCAGCCTTCATCCTGTTCACGAGGTCGCTTGTCTTTTTCTTCGCCGCCATCACCTGCGACGGCTGCTTATCCAGCCCCAACGCGGCGCGGTTGCGCGATACCAGCCGCCCGTCCTGCACGGTCATAACAAGATCGCCGCACGCCACTGACGCACCGGCCATCATCGATCTGACCATTCCGGCGCTGGCATCAATCCCACGTAGCGCCAACAGTTCACTGATCTGCTGCTCTTTCACGGATAGCCCGGCCCCGTCTTCCCGTTCCGGTGGCCGTTTTTTACGCTTACTTCGCACATCGTCACTAAGCCGCTGCGCCAGTTCTCGCTTTTCCTGCCGTGAAAGCGCATCAAAACTCACCGTCACGCCCTCAGCTGGCACAGTCATTTCTGACTGTCCTGTAGCTTCGCTGGCGGCATGTTCAACACCGTCAGCACCTACCGCGGGATCCCGCGTACAGTTATTGACAGAACTCCGAGGGGCGGCGCTGCCGCCTGAAAAACCAACGTCAACGGCCACACCGTCAGCGCTCTGGCGCTTCGGCACGATTTTGTATTGAGTGGTGCGGGTGAAGATCAAAGAGTCATTGCCCGTAATCGGGCAGTAAATACCAGTGATTCGCTGGACGTTATCGCCGTAGGCGTTGCCGTTTTCAGTGGTTTCATAGTTCAGACGGATGCGCAGCTTATCGCGCTCAACCAACGGGCCACCCTGGGCTAATACGTAGTTATCCCATTCGCCACCGTTAGCGGCCTGCCGGGCGGTTTCCAGTTCAGGGTGCAACACCAGTTCGCGATCGCCCAGGCGGCGAAGTTCCCGATATACCGTGACCGGCGCACCGCCGATCTGCTGAAACTGGCGAATAGCCCAGCGCGATGCCCACGCGCTAACGCGGAGTGACATTTCTTTCAGGTCTTCCCCGGTTTCGTCGTCCTTCTCACCATCCAGCGCGAAGCCGTCGATATTTTTCGAAATGTATTTCGCTATGTAGCCGGTTGCGCTGCCGTGGGCATCGTCGATCGGCACAACCTGAAAGCGGTTTTCCTGCGCTCCCGGTTCGTTGCCGTCTTCTTTCAGGGCATATTTACGGAAGATTTCGCGCGCCTGCTCGACGCATTCCGGGCGCATAAAAAGAAGTAAATGCCAGTGTGGCGTTGCATCGTGGTGCGGTTCGACCACGCGGAAACCAAAGACGCGGATCCCTTTTCTCTTCCACGCTGCGCGGGTTCTGGCCCAGACTTTGCAAAGATATTGCTGTGTCTCGCGCGGCGACGCACCACAGTATTTATTATTGCGGCGCCCGTTATGCTGCATGGAGTGGTAACGGGAAGGTGCTGTCAGCGTGTAGAAGTCACCGGCCAACCCTTCCAGCTTCGCCAGATCTTCAAATCCGCGCATTCTCGTCATGAGTTCGCGGCGACGGTTGGCCGGATTGGCAACACTACCGGCGACTTTATCGATCAGTGAAATGCGCTCCCCCGTGTCCTGGTCTTCCAGTTCCATAGCCTTGAGGTATTCACGGTTAGCCTTTTTCTGGGCCAGCCATTCCGTAAGGCACGGGGCGCTACTGTATGGAGAAGATTTTTTCTGGACGTATCCCGCTGCGATCATCAAATGCTCACGCCACCGGGCATGGATACGGCGCAGACGGTTTAACCACCATTGCGGTGACTCAAGACGGAGAACCGCGCGTAACGCGTCCTCCGCTTCAAGTTCTTCATTGCAATACGCTGTCCAGCCGGGGATCGGCGTTTTTAGATGCACCGCCAGTGACGCAATACGGCCATAGCCAGAAAGCGCCGCGAACTCAGGATCGCCAGTGCGTGCCAATTGTTGATCGGACTCGCGTATAAACTCGCTCGTAAAGATATCGGCAAGCGTATAAGCCAGTCTTTTTAACTCTTTTTTCCCTGCCCAGAGCATACGGAAAAGCTGATCGCGGATTGGCAGTAGAATGCCGGGCATCACAGTGTCAGGCTGGTAAACACTGTTCACGCTATCAATACGCGTTAATACGTGGCGCTCAAAGGTATTAACCAGCCAGTGATCTGCCGCTTTGCGGTCTTTCGCGTCCAGTGCATCCAGCTTCGCGACAAAGTGGCGGCGGATATACTGCGGAAGAGAAGCCAGACGGCGACGCAGCAGCTTGCTGCGCTCCGGCTTTTCGTTCTCTTCGAACAACTCAGCAACATCAATATGTTTTCGGGAACCTTCCGGCGTCAGATATTCAAAACCATTAGCAGAAGGCTGCGTATCACGACCAATAGCATGGCGCGGCTTAAACCATTCAGATCTGTACCACTCAGAATCTTCAGGCTTACACCCTATTACTTTGGGGCGGAAAGGGGCGCGACGGCCACGGGTTGCCGTGGTCATTGCGCGATCTCCATGTAGGCTTTTAAGAAGGTTGCTGCTGCATAGATATTTACGGCGTTTCCGCTGGCGCGTAGTTTTCCCACTCTGGAGGGAACCCCATTAACCAGAGGCTTAAGGCCGGGTTTAACTGGCCTCCACTTTCCATCTCTGCAAAAAAGCCAGTCAGCAGATCCCCAGAATCCGTTAACCGGGCCGGGCCTGCTATCTGCGCTGTCACATCCAGCGTATCCGTTGACAGCTTCCCGTGCCGCATCCTTCCCCCCTGATACCCGCCCTTTCCATCCCTCGCCGCAGGGGTGGGCCAGCCCGCAAGACAAGCAAAGTCCTGTAAGTTCGACCGCCGACCAGCCAGCTTCCTGGCGATCACCTTCTCGGCATCCTGATAAGCGTTCTTCGTATTGCTCGCGGTTGGAGTCGGCCAGCCAGTAAGTACGCTCCCGGATGTGCGGCGCACCGACGCCCGCAGACGGAAACGCCGACGCCCCGAAGGCATAGCCCAAACTTTCCATGTCAGTTTGTACAAGGTCGATCCAGACTTCTGCATCTTTGCTTGAAGACTGTTCGCCAAATATAACGACAGGGCGTTGCTGGCCTGCAAGCCAATGAACGGCGGGCCATAGGTGCCGCTCATCATCAAATTGTTTTCCTTCGCCTGCCTGGCTGAAAGGTTGGCATGGGCAACTTGCTGTCCATACTGGGCGGTCGTCCGGCCATCCTGCGACGCGCAAAGCACGGGGCCAGCCTCCAAAACCTGCAAACAGGTGGACTTGAGAGAATCCTTTAAGGTCATTTGGGGTTACATCCTCAACAGAACGAGTATCGACAACACCGGAAGCGATAAGCCCGGCATCAATGAGGTTGCGCAGGTATTGCGCGGCAAAGGGATCGATTTCGTTGTAATAAGCCGTCATTGCGGATCTCTCGCTATTACCACGTTTCCGGGTTATCAGACGGCTCGCAAATATCGCAATTGCCGTAACAATCAAACGACCAGCCTTCTTCACATGCGGCGATACCTGGGCAACATTGCGCACAGTGACCACCTTCATAGCGCCCGCAGCCATCACAGACGGGCAGCACGCCGATCACTTCTTTGGCCTTCTGGCGGTTGTCTTTGTCGGTGCTGACGGAACGTTGCACGCTGATTTCGTGCATCTTGAAGGGCTGATAAATCGCGCGGGTGGCTTCGGTGTCGCTGTTGGAAATGACGACCTTCACGCCATGCTTACGGTTAACTTTCAGCAGTGCCTGGACTAACTGGCGGTGGTTGTCTTCCGTGAATGGCTCTGTGTGGTATTGGGTAAAATCGGCTGTTTTGCTTTCAGGCAGGTAAGGCGGATCGCAGTAAACGAGAACATCGCCACCCGTGACGACCTGTAGAGAACGCTGGAACGGCGCGCAAAGAAATATTGCCTTTGTATCGTTGGCCTTTTCGGCAAACAGGCGGATTTCATTTTCAGGAAAGTAGACGCTCTTATACTTGCCAAACGGCACGTTAAAGCCTGTCTTCCGGCTGTATCGGCATAAGCCGTTATAACCGTGGCGATTCAGATACAGGAATTGAGCAGCGCGCATAATGCACGCCATTTCAGCGCCATAACGCAACCCACCGCTTTTTACCGTACCCACTTGCTTGTTGAACGCGGCGCGGACTTCGTTGTATCCCTGCGGGCTGTTCTTACTGTTGAACAGTTCGCGGGCCGCATCGATCACTAAGTCCGGGTAACGGGTGACTTCCCGATACAGGTTAATAAGATCCGGGTTGATATCAGCCAGCACATAGCGGCGGTATTCAGTCGCCAGAAATACCGATGCGCCGCCTACGAACGGTTCGATGAGGCAGTCGGCTTTAGGAAGATGCGGCAGCAGGTCAGGGAGGACACGGGTTTTACCCCCTGCCCATTTGATGAACGGGCGGATCATAATGCCGCCTCCGCCGATTTATCATTCCCAGCGGCTGCAATAGCTTTCAGATTGTCAGAAAGCTGCGCAATCTGGTTCCAGACGTCAGCGGCAGCATTGTGCTTATTCTCATCAACTAAACGGCGGGAGGCGTACCCGCAAACCATTAAAGATATTTCTTCAACCGTGCTAACATCCCGAACGTTCCAGAAATTCCATACTGGCCGGATACCAAGAGACTGCATCGCGTGGCTGATGATCGGCATATCGTAGTCAGTGCCACGCGCCCAAACCTTTACCGAATCAGCATCGCAATACGCAAGAACAAACAAGTTCAGGTCAGCGAGAGCAACGCCCAACTGCACAGCCTGATCGCTTAATACAGCGGCCTGTACCTCGCGGGACTTCTTAAACCACCATTTCACAGTATCTGCGCCGATGGTTCCGCCTGCTGCCTCACTGCTTTCAATGTTGACAGTGCGATACATTGACGCATCAACACGGCCAGTCATGGGATCAAATACAGCCGCAGCAAGAGAGACGATCGCCGCAGTTGGCTTTTTATCCAAAGCTTCGATATCAATCATTACATGGTTCATCGCGTTAAACTCCGTATGGGGAAGCTGGAATAGAAGGGCGCTGCAATTCTTCAATGCAGTGCTGGCGCAGGTTGCTGATAAAATTTGTGGTTACTGATCCAGTGGCAGAAAGGGTTAACTCACCATCACGGCGGGTTTTAATGGTTAAGCCTTCATTTTCGATAGCAGGTAAAAGAACATGCAAAATGAAGCTATATTGATCACGTCTGGTCATAATCTCTTCCTCAAAAAAAGAATGAGTTGAACCGCCACCACTTAATAAAGAGGCGGAGAAAACAGAGTTGATTTTTTAAAACCGAATTACTTAATTAGCTTTTTAAATAATTCAGCCAGTGCAAGCAGGAAGCCTTTATTTATTCTTTGGGTATAAATAAACGGTTTATTTTTACCTTTGATAAATTGAACCTTCGCTGGTTCGGGCTTAAAAAATCTTCCGTCCGGCGTTTCCAGCCAGCCGCGTGAGTTCTTGAAGTGTGTGACCTGGCACCCGTGCTTAAGCAGGCTTGCCAGTGATGGGCCTTCATCGTGCATTACTGCCCCCTTGCTTATACATCTGATCAACCGTGCGCATGGCTTCCGCTAAAGCAAAGTCACGCCCGTAATAATCGCCATTGCTGGAAATACGATAAGAGTGCTTAAACGTAAAAGGATTACGCGGGCATTTCTGAATAGTGAAGCCACGATATAAATATGAATGACGACTTAACTGTATTAATTGCACAGCCACAAAAGCCCCCTCACATTCCCAATTTAAGCAATTCACCATCAACATGGCGGGCCACGTCTTTGGTTATTTTCTTAATCAGCTTTTTATCCCTGATCATAAACTCGCCGCTATTGGTGCGAATCATGAAGCCCGTTTGCATATCTTTTAAATGGGTGTCCAGAATGTCGTTGCATTCACGCACCCGGTTTTCGTGGTTGGCTGTTTTCTGGCTCATCGCGATAACCTCAAAGACCGATCCACAGCAACCAAGCGTCGCGCTGCTCTCTCGGACGGTTGTAATAGGCATCACGCATTGCGCGGTTGAACTCAGGAATATAGATCCAGTTTTCAGCGCGGGCGCCCAAGCTTTCCGGGTTCTTCCACGGGATGATCGGCAACTTACCGTCTTCAATCATGCTCTTAACCGTGGCGGGCTTCTTACCGATTAACTCGGCAAATTTCGGGTATGGAACCGCGTCAACAGCGTGACGCACTTCAATGAATCCCTCTAACTCTTTGTCTGTCATTGCGTTAACTCCTCTCATGAAATCGTTGCCGGGGTTTTTACCCATGCCCGGCGCATGGTTTTGTGGTAATTTCATTTCGCCCGCGTTCCTGGCCGAACTCAATCGGGCGTAACATCAACTACCAACAAGGACACATACATGACCAACAATGAACTTCTTACAAAAGAAACTAACGAGATAATTAAATCAGCCTTAACAGGCGGTACTTTTGAATATCTTGCTAATTCAGTAGCTAAACAACTTCCTACTCGTGCCGATGGTTCCACCCCATCTAAATCAACTGTCACTTATGAAGAAATATATTGTGCAGTTTTCAATATGATGGAACGGGCACTAACAGGTAAAAGTGAGTAATTAATAAAATTACTCCTCTGTAACTGTTTCTATGGCTAATGATAGGATTTTCTTAATATTGCAATTATTGAGATACCCCCCGCGCTCATTAGCCATTTTCTTTAAATATTTGATCACTTCCGATGCCATAACTAATTTTTCATCTGGAAAAAGAATCAAGCTGTCTAATCTTGAATATGATTTTTCTTTTTCTAACTGCTCGCCTCTTAATTCCGGTGCACTTCTATCAGAATAATTTTTCATCGCGTTCAACATGCAGTTAAGAAACTCCTTCTCCATAGCAAGGCGCTCTTGCAGATCAGCGGTTGCTTTATTTATCGCTTGGACAAAATCACCACTATCGGAAGACGCCACAAAGATAACGTTCTGCGTATCTTCGCCATACATAAACCACCCGATCAGGCCCCCCGTAGAAGCATAACGGCAACAGAACCCTTCACCCCTTCCCTCATGTTTCATGACCATTTGTGCTAACCTCCATAATTAGGCGCAAAGCGCCTATTTCGGCTTGTAACTGCTTATATTGGCGGTTGCTCATGGTAGAGATTACCACCCTTAAGGAGAATGTTATGGTAGAAATCCCTACCCCGTCAAGCGGCGTGGGTGAAAAAATCAGAGCTATCAGGGATGCGGAGGGGTTAACAAGGCAGCAATTCTTTGAATTAACTGGAATACCTGCAGGCACGCAGAAGTATTACGAGACAGGAAGAGTGGAGAGCATTGGTAGTGATATCTTGCTTAAGATCACGCAGCATTCACGTTTCGCAAAATATACGCTCTGGCTAATGACTGACAAGACCGCCCCACAAGCTGGTCAAATCGCACCGGCCCTCGCACACATTGGGCCAGAGTCAACTGGATCAGGCCGCTCAGAGACACAAACTGGTTAACCCTTTATAAACATTACATTTTCATTATCTGTTACCAGGATGGGGAAATAAACGCCGGAGGGCTTTCTTATGTCGATTAAGAAGCTCGAAGGTGGTCAATATGAAGTAGACGTATGGCCGCGCGGACGTAACGGAAAACGCATTCGTAGGCGATTTGAGAAGAAACAAGAGGCGGTTCTTTTTGAGCGTTATGTATTAGCGAACGCCGACAAAAAAGAATGGCTGGGCGCAAGCGTTGACCGCCGCACCTTAAGCGAGTTGTTAGATACCTGGTGGCTGCTGTATGGACAGACTCAGGTAAATGGCGAGATTGAAAAGCGGCACCTGAATAAAACAATCAGGGCGCTGGGTGATCCAGCCGTTAACCGACTGAACAAGCGAATGATTGCACAGCACCGAAGCCAACGGCTGGAAGACGGTATCAGCGCAGCAACGATCAACCGGGATATTTACCGTTTGTCCGGGATGTTCAGCACGTTGATAAAGCTGGAAGAGTTCAGGAAGGAAAACCCCTGCAAGGGTCTGGAACCACTGAAAGAAGCACCGCCAGCCATGACCTACCTCGCCAAATCAGAGATCAGCAGATTGCTGGATACTCTGACCGGCGACGATCGACGCGTAGCACTGTTATGCCTAAGCACCGGCGCACGCTGGGGCGAAGGTAGCACGCTGCGAGGCGAGCAGGTAAATCACGGGCGTGTGACGTTTCTTAAGACCAAAAACGGGAAAAAGCGCACGGTTCCGATATCGGAAGAACTGGAGAAAGAGATCAAAACCAGCGACACCGGGCCACTGTTCAAAGTTGACTATGAAAACTTCTGCGAACGGCTCCGACAGGTTAAGCCCGATTTACCACGCGGGCAGGCCACGCATGTGCTTCGGCATACATTTGCAAGCTGGTTCATGATGAACGGGGGGAACATTATTGCGTTACAGCAAATTCTGGGGCACGCCAGCATACAACAGACGATGGTTTATGCTCACCTTGCACCTGATTACCTGCAACACGCAGTAACGTTAAACCCTCTCGGCGGCGGGTTGGCGGTGTGA